GAATGATTTAGAAATCTACCATGATGGATCCAACTCATACATAGATGATGCGGGTACAGGTAATTTATATATAAGAGGATCAGCTTCTATTGAACTTAGGAAGGAAGGTGGCACTGAGAAAATGCTATATGCTGAACCTGATGCCGCCGTAGAACTCTATTACGACAACTCAAAGAAGCTTAACACGGATGCTAGTGGTATTAGCGTAACAGGTCGAGTGTATGCTTCTGGTGCTTCAGACTATGGATTTCTTGTTGATGATGATGTAAAGATAGGTATAGGTACAGGTAAAGATCTAGAAATCTACCATGATGGAAGCCATTCACGGATTCACGATAATGGCACTGGAAAATTAATATTAGCAGGAGATGAAATCAATCTCAACAATGCTGGCAGTAGTGAATATTGTTTAAGGACTCTTGAAAATGGAGCCGTAGAACTCTATTATGACAACTCTAAGAAGCTTGAGACAACGAGTTCAGGTATTACTGTATCTGGCAATGCAAATATTCCAGATGGTAGTCATATATATCTAGGAGCATCAAATGATTTAGACCTTTACCATGCAGCAGGTGCGGATAGTTTCCTAATAAATTCATCTGGTCAGATGTATCAGAGATATGCAAATAATTTATATATACAAGTTACTGGATCTAACGAAAATGCAATAACAGCAGCAGCAAATGGAAAAGTAGAACTCTATTATGATGCAGCGAGGAAGCTATACACAGATAGCGGTGGTGTAGTTGTTCAAGGGAACTTATACCTTTCAACTGCTGATAACCACAAACTAATTCTCGGAGATGGAGAGGATCTACAAATCTATCATGATGGATCAAATAGCCTTGTAACTAATGCTACTGGCGACTTAAATATTCGTGGAAATAGTCTAAGACTACAAGATTATACAAATGGTCATTCTTATGTAAGTTGTGTGCAAGATGGTGCAGTCAGTTTGCGATATGACAACAGTGTAAAATTTGAGACAACTTCATACGGTGTTGCCTTTGTCGATGAAGCTAAATTTGATAATGATACAAATGCTGGTAGAGATGTAATTTGGGATCCAGCTAACGATCAAATGAGATGGTTAGATAACACAAAAGCTGCGTTTGGAAGTGGATCGGATCTACAAATCTGGCATGATGGATCGAACTCTTATGTAAAAAATGCAAACGCTGGTACAGATTTAATTATTGAGTCAAATAACAATACTTATGTAAAACATGGCGGTGAAAACTGTGCAAAATTTACTGGTGATGGAGCCGTACAACTCTATTACGATAACGTCAGCAAATTCCGTACCACGGCAGAAGGAGCAATAGTTGATGGTTCTTTATATATAGCTGATAACAGTCATTTAATTCTTAATGATGCAAATATAGCCAAATTTGGAAATGGTGAAGATCTAAAAATCTACCATGATGGGACAGATAATTACTGGGAAACAACTAATGGAACGACACATTTCAGAGTTGCTAGTGGAAACCGTATAACTATTAACGGGACTTCTGGTGATGTCTCGATGCAAGGTTCTAGTGGTAAGAATTTCCTTTGGGATAATTCTACAGCTTACTTAAATCTAAATGATAATGCTAGAGCAACCTACGGAACTGATAATGATCTACAAATCTACCACGATGGAACTAATTCATACCTAGTAAACGGTGGTTCTGGAGGTAATTTATATCTTCAAACCTATGCTGAAAATTCAGTAAAATGTATAGCAAATGGAGCTGTAGAATTCTATTATGATGGTACTCTTGCATTTAAAACACTTGCTGGAGGAGGTTTAGATCTTTACGGACATATAGTAGGTGGTACTAATAGAATCATTAAATTAGGAGGAGCTGCGGATCTACAAATCTACCATGATGGATCAAATTCTTACCTTAAAGCTGTAAGTGGTGGAACAGGAAATCTTTATATATTTGCAGATGGTAAAACTATATTTTTACGACCAAAATCAGGTGAAGATGGTATAAAGGTTATCCCTGACGGAGCCGTAGAACTCTATTACGATGGCACTAAGCGTTTACAAACACAAAGTAATGGTGTTGGTTTGTTTGGTTTAGCTGATTCTGCTGGTAACTCTGATTTAAGATATAACTCAACAAATGGAACAGTAAGTTATGATTCGTCTACAAGATTAGTTAAGAAAAACATAATAGATTGTTCTTATGGTTTAGATATAGTTAATCAACTTAAACCTCGTAAATATATACGTAAAGATGCTGCAAATACTGAAGAAATTGGTTTTATAGCTGATGAAGTTGTTTCATTAATTCCTGAAATCGTTCCTATTGGTCCTAAATCATTAGTCACAAAAAATGAAGCAGATACAGAAGAAATACCTTTAAACGTTGACTACAGAAAAATGTGTGTAGTCTTAACAAAAGCAATTCAAGAACTAACAACAGAAGTTAGTACACTTAAAGAAAAAGTAGCTGCCTTAGAATCAAGCTAAGGTAGCTCAAATTACAAACAATTAATTAATTAAAATGGCAACAAAAACTTGGCAAGTCAACACCATGCAGCGTGAACTAGCTGATGGTTATGTAAATAAAGTTATTTACCGTGTTAATGGCGAAGACGGTACCTACAAATTCAGAGCTACTGGTGAAGTAGATCTTCCTAAGCCTTCTACTCTAGTACCTTATGCTGACCTTACAGAATCTACTGTACTAGGTTGGGTTAAGGCTAAACTAGATGCTGATAACGCTGGTACTGTAGCTGCAATCGAAACAGCTGTAGAAAACGGCGTTAATGAGCAAAAGACTCCAACAACAGGTGTCGGCAAACCTTGGTCTTAAGATAAACGTTCCTGCTGTTCCAAAACCTCTACCAGTAATGGAAATCGAGTTTAAACCACCCGAAGCTCGTATTCCAGGTTATACCCCTATGGTTATCCCTCCAAACAATCTGGAGGCTCCTGAAGGAGTAGAGGAAGAGACTACAGAAGAACAACCAGCTGCTCCTAAAATGCAGATACCTGTATTAGATATACAGATGCCATTACCAACTGCAGAAGTAGTAGCAACTGCTACCTATGCAGCTGTAGCAGCTGTAGCAACAACCACCCTAGCTACACCTTTCTTTGATCAAATAAAGAAGAAATTAACTAAATTCCTACAAGGTAAGATTGATAAATGGAAGGAGAAAAGAAAAAAGGACTCCTCGGAAAGCTTAAAGAAGTAGCAGAGGATAAAGAACACCAAATAGAAGTTCTTGGTACATTTGTCAGACTTGGCGTAGTAGTTTGGTCTGGTTTCATTATAACCATGAACTATGTAGAATTACCAATGATCAAGAAAGCTGGTAACTCAGATATCACGTTCGTTGCTAGTGTCTTCACTGGAGCACTTGCAACTTTCGGCTTGACCACTGGTAGTAAAAATTCTGGTAATGGAACACCAGTTGAATGTCCAATGGCTAAGAAAAAGGAAGAATGAACAAATGGTTTTTACTCTTCCTACTGGCATCCCCCACGGTAGCAAGAGCAAATTTAGTAACCCCAAACTTCACCCAGGGTTCGATGAACAGTACAACAACAACGACTCAAGAAATAGTCGAAGAAATAACTACGACAACTTATGGGTCAGCATTAACCAAATGGACTGGGGAAAATATAACCCATACATCAGCAACTTCTGGAGGAATAGTAGATTCAGATTCAGTATTTACAATCCACACAGTTGGAGATCCCTTCGAGCTAGAAGTGGTAACAAGAGCAGCAAGTCAGGTACTATCAGTAACAGAAATAGAAAGAGAAATCGACACTACTTCTACTACGGTATCCTTATCAGTCTTCTCTCAATAGGACCAGTTCGTGCTGAAGGAGATACATCTAATACATCTAATCCAGTAGCAGCGGCAACAGGTAATGTAACGAATCAGGCGGTGCAATTCCAGAATAATGGAGCACCGTCTAGACAACATTATGGTCCTAATATCAGCTGCAATGGAGCTACAATGACATTCTCTCCATTCTATATGGGAAATCATACTAAACCATGGGATATAGATGAGGATGGAATGAGACCTTCTGGTTATACTATAGCAGAAAACTGGGGAGGTCAGATCAACTTTATGGTACCGTTAGATCGTGAAGGTCTGAAAAGGTGTCGTAGTATGGCAGCTAGACAAGAAGAAAAGATGAGATTAGATTATGAATTAGTTAGAGTCCTTAAGTGTGCAGAACTGCAGAAGAAAGGATTTATGCTACTTCCTAATTCTGATATTGGTCATATGTGTAGTGATGTAGTACCTATAGTTAAATGGGAAAAAGACGTAGAAAAAGCTGTTGAAAAGAAATTAAAAAAAGAATGTAAACCAATTCAAAACTGGAAACTATGGCAGAAGCAAAAGTATCAGTGTCCTCCGAAGACACCAAAGAAGAAGTAAAAGAAGAACCTAAAGTTGAGGCAAAGGTTTCTAAAAAACACTCAACAAAAGCCACACGTGGCACACTCGATAAAGTTTAACCCTAACCCCCTAATACAATGATCCTAATTATCAAGCCCATCCTTTTCGCCTTCTTGAAGTCAGATTCAGTAAAGAAGCTAGTAGTAGACCTACTTGAAGCTTACGTTGCTAGAACTGATAACAAACTAGATGATCAGGCATTGGAAATTGTTAAATCAAAACTATTAACCTAATGGCTAATAAAATTGTACCTGGACCAAAAGATGAACACTATGCTGAACCTAAAGGTACTAAATTTCAAAAGCTTTACCTAAAGAAAAAAGGTTGGGTAAAGAAACACGATCCAGTAAACAACGTGAACGCATAATGGCAAAAGCCAAAGAAGAGAAGTTTGATGAGTTACATAACCTTGTCACTAACGAATTCCTTAAGAGGGTTCGTAGTGGCGAGGCTACTACTCAAGACTTAAAAGCAGCCTGTGATTGGCTTAAGACTAATGACATAACAGGCGTTGCTTATGAAGGCAGTCCAATGGACAAGCTGAATAGAATCCTACCCAAAGTTGACCCTGAACTAGTACAACGGAGGTTATATGGCTCCAAGACGGGCTAAGAACCCAGGTAAGACTTCTAGATATTACCAATCTAAGAAAGGTGCGAAGTCTTACGCTAAACAGAAACGTAAACAAAAGAAGATTAATAGTACTGCAGCTAAGAGACAGTATCGTAAATTGTTGTCTCGTAGACGTAGGAAACTAGGTATCATGGGTAAAGGTGGTAAGGATGTATCTCATAAGGGTAATAGACTTACACTAGAAATACCTAAGAAGAACCGCGCCAGAGGCGGTGCTAAGAGGAGGTAACTATGCCTGGTCACTATAAAACTCCTGAAGATATGCAGGAGATATATGATGAAGATGCTCAAAAGAATGCTCCTAAAGATAAAGCTATTAAAGCTACAGATAAAGCTCATAAAGCTGGTAATATAACAGATAGAGAGCATATAGAGAATCTAAAGAATGCAATTCTTAGTTCTATAGATATAAATAAAGCTTGGGAAGGAGCTAGAACAGTACAAAACTGGAAAGATCCATTTGATGTCGCAGCAGCAGGTACAGCACGTACCTTAGAAATATTAAAACCAGATAGTTGGAGAGATGCTCAACAAAATCTAATTGAAATGGCTGCTGCAAAGCATCCTGTAACATGGGCTGGAAGTAAACTAATTAGAGAAATACCTATAGTTAAAAAAGGTTTAGGTAAACTTGATGAAGCTACAATTAACTTAAGAAGAAACCTTTTAGCATCAATTAGAGGAGATCAAATACTTCCAGATGGTACTATAGTTAAGAAAGGTACTCAACCTTTAAATATTGAAGGATCAGGTATAGGTAAAACTACTCCAGGTAGATACTTAGAGAAAATATCTAAAGATAAACCGATAAGTTCAGGTCGTCAGCCTGGAGATTATACTGTTTCAGAGTTAGAATCAGCAATTAGAGGTCCAGGTAAAGAAGCATATAAACCTTATCTACGTAATCAAGTTGAAAAGATTGACTTAAATTTAGGTAAGAAACTTCAGAAAAAGTACGGTGGTACTGATGAACAAGTAAAAGGTTTTATTAAAAAACAAGAGGCTGCTAAAGAAGGAGTTAAAGAAGCTTTAGCTCAATTAAATAGCAAACAGAGAGATTTTCAAATTGGTCAATTAAATGTAGATAATATGACAGCAAAAGAAATAGAAGAAGCTGTTAAAAAACTTAGTAAAACTACATTCTATGAATTAGGTCATATACGAAGTGCTAAGAACGTATTTAGATATGAAGAACTTATGGGAGCTAATAGAGCTAGTAATATGTTTCCAGAGATAGCTGAGAATGTTATAGATTATAGTAGAACAACTGGAAATCCTATTAGAACAGTACAAGGTAATAGAGGTAGACAAGCAAGAACTGATATACCTGATGATATACTAACAATGACTGGTACTTCACGTACTATTGATGAAGAGTATTTAAAATTTATTAATCCAGAATTAGAAAATGTTTTAACTGATTTTATACCACCACATCATCAAGATAGATTATTTAAAATAGTAGAAGAAGGTTGGAAGAGATTTTCTTCTGCTGGATATCCTGATTTTGCAGAATTCCTTGATGAAGTTCATGGAATAAAATATTATAAATACAAGAAATTACCACAAGCTAAAAGAAACTCTTTACGTATTGAATTTAATAAACAAAAAGAATCAGTTATTGGTAAACAACAATTAGATCAATTTAAACCATTTGTTAGAAGAATAATTGATGAATATATTGGATCTATACAAGCTGGAAAAGATTTACAAAAATATACTGAAAAAGGTTTAGCTCCTATTGATATGGATCAACTTATGAAAATGTTACGAATTAAGTAATGAATAATACCTTATTACCCTTACTAACAACTTACAAATTATTAAAATGGCAAAAATCAAATTAGGTAAAAATACAGCTAAATACGCTTTAGGTATCTTACGAGGTGGTCCACTAGGTGCTTTAGAAGTAGCAGCAGGACTACAAGATGATCGTCAAGAATTTGAACGTAAGAAAAAACTTAGATCTACACCAGTTAATTATAATATTAAATCAAATAGTGATAAAGTAAATATCTGGCATTCTGAAACTACTGAAAGTGGAAATGTAAATGACTAATGTCCTTTCTGCCCTACAGGACGACTTTAAACTATTCCTACAAGCTCTATGGGAGCAGCTTGGCCTTCCATCTCCAACAAGAGCACAGTACTCTATCGCAGACTACTTACAACATGGACCAAAAAGATTACAGATCCAAGCCTTTAGAGGTGTTGGTAAATCTTGGATTACTGGTGATTTTGTGTTATGGACACTCTTTAATGACTCAGAACGAAAAATAATGATCATATCTGCTTCCAAAGAAAGAGCAGATAACATGTCAATCTTCCTACAAAAACTAATTATTGAAACCCCATGGCTCAGTCATCTCAGACCGAAATCGGACGACTCTCGCTGGAGTCGCATCAGCTTCGACGTAAACTGTTCTCCTCACCAAGCCCCAAGCGTAAAGTCGGTGGGAATAACTGGTCAGCTAACAGGAAGTCGCGCCGATTTAATGATCTTGGACGACATAGAGGTGCCTGGAAACTCCATGACGGAATTAATGCGTGAAAAACTTTTACAACTCTGTACTGAAGCTGAATCCATCCTCACGCCGAAAAGCGATAGCCGTATTATGTATCTCGGGACTCCTCAGACTACTTTTACTATCTATCGTAAGTTGGCAGAGCGTTCGTACCGTCCGTTCGTTTGGCCCAGTAGATACCCCAGAAAAAATAAACTCTCTCAATATGAAGGATTACTAGCTCCTCAAATCCAAGAAGATTTGGAAGCTGGTGTTGAAGCTTGGGCTGTAACAGACCCAGATAGATTCGACAATGACGACCTAATAGAACGTGAAGCATCTATGGGTCGTTCTAACTATATGCTTCAATTTCAACTAGACACAAGCTTATCAGATGCTGAGAAGTTCCCACTCAAGATGGCAGACCTCGTTATTACTAGCGTTAATCCTAGTACTGCCCCCGACAATGTTATTTGGTGTTCTGAT